TAACGACGGAATGCTCACCGTGCTGTCCGCGGATGGAGACATGCAAGAGGGGCTCGAGCTCGACGTCGTGTTCGAGGATGAGCTCCACGTGTTCACCAGCAAGAAGCAGCAGTCGCTCCACTTCGCTCTGATGACGACGCTGCATAAGAAGCCTGAAGTCCCAATGACGATCATCACCACCGCTGGCAGCGACAAGGATTCGCTGCTGGGCGAGATGTTCGACGCCATGGTCAAACTAGGCGAGGTCGAATACAGCGAGGATCGTTGCCTGATGGTGGTCCGCGACTACGAGACGCGCTCCCTGCTCATCTGGTGGGGAGCTCCCGACGACGCGGACGTGTCCGACCCGGCTGTATGGAGAGCGTGCAACCCGGCACCCTGGATCACCGACGAAGCCCTCATGCTCGCGGCTCGCCGCCTACCCGAGTCCGAGTTCCGCCGCAAGAACCTGAACCAGTGGGTCAAAGGCGAGGACGCGGCGATCCAGCCGGCGGCATGGGACGTGCTCGCGGACCCTGGCCTATACGCGCACATCCCGGACGGCTCCGAAGTCTGGGTCGGCATCGACAACGGCGGGCGTCGCGACACCGGTGCCATCGCGTGGGTGTCTCCGCTACCGGACGGACGGTTGCGTGCGGCGGCGAAGGTGTTCTCCGCTGGCGATGGTCACGCTACAGCAGCGCCGATCATCGAATCAGAACTCCGATCCATGGCGGAGAGGGTCCATATCCGTCGCGGTCACTATGACCCATGGCAGATGGCCGACACAGCTGAGCGCCTCGCCTCTGACGGTATGCCACTTTCCGAGTTCGCGCAGAACGCCACGAACATGGTGCCCGCCTCGCAACTGACTTTCGACCTCATCAACAGCTCCGGGCTCGTGCACGACGGCGACAAGACGCTGCGCTCGCACGTGCTGGGTACCGCCGCGGAGGTCACACCGACCGGCGGCTGGAGATTCGTCAAGGCCAAGACCAAGAGCGGCAACCGCGACCTGTCGAAGAACAACGACGCGATGATCGCGCTAGCGATGGCGATCGCCGCATACCACGCGGACAACGCCCCGAGCAGTGAGGCATGGGTGACCACATGGTGAAACTGCGCAAGGCCCTCGGCCAAGTCGGGGCAGAGGACGTCTTTCTCGCCGTTGGGTCGGTTCTTCTGTCGGCCGGTTGCGCCCTCGCGTTCGGCATCGCGTTCGGGCTGATGGCGGCAGGTGCGCTCTCGACCGCATATGGCGTATGGATCGCGAAAGGGTCGGTGAGCTGACGTGGGGTTCACTCGGTCCCAAGTTCAGCAGCGCGCAGTCGGCATGGGCGGGCTCATGCGCGGTGGCGTCAGCATCGGCACAGCCGGGCAGTCGGTCACGCGGAGCACTGTTGCTGGGCTGCCTACCATCCACCGAGCGTGGAGCTTCGCGTCCAATGCCGTGGCGTGTCTGACGATGGGCGTCTGGCGAGGCGAAGGAGTCGTCCCAGAGCGCGTGCTGACGACCTCGGCAGCGCGGCTGTTCCGCGGTGTGCCGTGTTCGTCCCAGGACTGGTATCGCTTCTGGTTCATCGTGCAGAAGTCGCGCGAGAGCCGCAACGTCGCATACGTGTGGAAGACGAAGAACTCCGCCGGCGTTGTGACCGCGATGACGGCGCTGCATCCCGACCAGGTGTATCCGTACCCGACCATCGGGCCAGACGGATCCATCCGATACGCCGTGACGTTCACGCCGTGGTATCCGCGCCCCGATGACGTTGGAAACGGCATCGGGTCAGTGCAGGTAGGGCGCGACGTCATCTGGCCCGTCTACGGTGACGCCGGGTGTGGCGAACTCATCCCACCGACGCCTATCGAGTTGTTCGCACGCTCGCTCGGGATCGCGCTGGCGAAGCAGGACTACGAAGCGAACCTATACCAGAACGGGATGCTCGGCGCGATCGGCGTGACGTTCCCGCCCAACTCCACGAAGGGCCAAGCCGACGAGTGGTCGGCTGCATTCCAAAACGATCATGCCGGCACGCGCAACGTAGGGCGTCCGATCGTCGTGGGCGGCGGGGCTACGCTCGCGCAGATCGGCATGACCCCGAAGGACCAGGCGTTCGTAGAAGCTGGCGCGATGTCGACGCTCGATGCCGTGAACATGACCGGCGTGCCGGCGTGGGTGCTCAACGCCAACGAGAAGTCCGAGAAGTCGATGTCACCGGAGCAGCAGGAAGCTCAGTGGGTTAACCACGGCCTTCACGGTCGCGTGATGAGCATCCAGTCTTCGCTGTTCGCCGAGCCCGACATCTTCGGTCCAGCATCGAAGGACTATCCGCAGTTCGACACCGGCAACGTCATCCACCCGGACAGCCGTACGGCCGACGACATCGCGCACCAGCGGGTGCAGGACGGGCGCATGCTTGCCGACGAATGGCGTCTCCCCAACGGCATGCCTCCTCTCCCCAACGGCGCCGGAATGATCCCGCAAGAGACGCCAGTCGGCGGCGCGCCCAACCCCGCGAAGACGAAGGAGTAGGCCATGCCCGACACGGTGAACCTCGACGCACTAGGCGTCGAGGTAGTACGAGCTGCCCTGTTCGGCGACGTGCGCATCCGGGAGCGCCTCGGGGCTGAAGTCGCGTGGCGCGCCTCCGGAGATCCCGAGCAGAAGGACGTCCGGGTGCTCACGGGCTACCCTGCAGTCTTCAGCCAGGTGTACACACTCTATGAAGGCAGCACATTCGTCATGCAGGAGCAGGTCGATCCCGGCTTTTTCGACGACGTGCTCACGAACGACTGCCATCTGAACTACTCGCACGTTTCCGAGTCCGCCATGTGCCGCAACAACCCGTGCATGCCTGCCGATAAGCAGGGCGGACCCGGCTCGATGGAACTCTCCACCGACGCCCACGGGCTGCGAGTGTTCGCCCGCGTCCCGATGAACGACCTCGACGCGCAGCGGCTCGCTCCGAAGATGGACAACGGCGTCGTCGACCAGATGAGTTACGCATTCCAGGTCGGCGAAGAGGACCTATCTGTCACCCAAGATCCGCAGGGTCGCGACATCTACCTCTACACGCTTCGGAAGTGCTCCCGACTCATGGACGTCTGCGTGTGCCCGCTCGGGGCCAACTCGCAAACCGAATCCATGCTCCGTGCTTTCTCCGTGCAGCTTTCGGGTCGCTCGCAAGAGGGCCGTGGAGGCGTTGCGGGTCGCTCACCCGAGGGCTCGCAGGACGGCGCCGATCGCTCGAATGAGGGTCGGACATCAGTAGGCGAAGTCGCTGCAAAGGGGCTCGCCGCGTCGCTCCGGTTCCACCCACGAGAGGAAGCGTGATACGAGTCATGGCCCGTGAAGACCTGATCAAGCAGTACAACGCCGCCGGCGAACGCGTCAACAAGGCCGTCGAGACGTTGGGCAAGGCGACCGAGGAAGAGCGCAGCGCCTGTGAGCAGGAGATGCGTGACGCCACGGCCGACTTCGAGCGCATCGAAGGCAACCTCCAGGCTCTCGACGGCGGCGAGAAGACCGCCAAGCGGTTCCAGCCGATCGCGGCCGCTCCCATCGCCGACCCGTCGGACCTCGGCATGGATGAGCGCGAGGTCCGCAGCTACTCCATCGTGCGCGCCATCCGCGCGGCCGTCGACGGCGACTGGAGCAACGCGCAGCTCGAGCGTGAGGCATCCGATGAGATCGCCAAGCGCACCGGCAAGGCGGCAAGCGGCTTCTACGTCCCGTCCGACGTCCAGCGCGCAAAGCGGGACTTCTCCCGTGCCGCGTCCATGCGCCGCGATGCTTTCGCTGGGCTGAACGGCGGCACGAGCGGTGGCGGCGCGGCGCTCGTCGACGACACGCTGCTCTACACGTCGCTCGTCGAACTTCTCCGCAACAAGATGCAGGTCCGCGCTGCGGGAGCGCAGGTGCTGTCCGGCCTGACCGGCAACATCAAGATCCCGCGCCAGACCGGAGCGTCGACCTTCTACTGGGTGGGCCGTAACGGAGCCGTAGCGGCTTCGACTCCCAACACCGACCAGATCCCCATGTCTCCGCACACCGGCGGCGCGGGAGTCGATATCGGCCGCGACCTGCTCAAGCAGTCCTCGATCGATATCGACAGCTTCGTCATGCTCGATATCGCCACCGTCTGCGCTCTCGGCATCGATGCCGCGGGTCTGATCGGAACGGGCGCCGACGACCAGCCGACCGGTATCGCGCATACCGACGGTGTGAACCCGATCACCTTCGGCGGAGAGCCGACGTGGGCCAAGCTCGTCGAGATGGAGTCCGCGATCTCGGCCGCCAACGCCGACGTGTCGACAATGGCCTACCTCTTCAACGCCCTCACCCGCGGCGCTCTGAAGACGATCCCGAAGGTCGCCGGCTATCCCGTGTTCCTGTGGGAGAACGGCGCCGAGCCGGTCAACGGCTACCGTGCGCTCATCACCAACCAGCTCCCGTCCGACCTCGGCCACGACACCGACCGCTCGGCTGGCGTGTTCGGCGACTTCTCGCAGCTCATCATCGGCATGTGGGGCACGATGGATATCCTCGTCGACCCGAACACGCTGTCTCGCTCGGGCTGCGTGCGCGTCACCGCGCTCCAGGACGTCGATATAGCCGTGCGGCACCCCGAGGCGTTCTCCTACGCCAGCGACATCGTGACCACCGTCACGTCCGGATCGTAGGCGCACCATGAAGGTGCGAGCGATTCGAAACGTCATCCTCGGCGGTTCACCGCTGGATCGTGGCGAGGTCATCGACCTGCCGGACTCCGTCGCCCAGCGTGCCGTGATGAACGGATACGCAGAGGCCACCGACGCGGAGCGTGATGTCGCGCAGGGTATCGACGGCGTCATCTCGACCGCAGTGCCCGGCGGGAAGCGTCCCGCCCGGAAGCGCATCAAGAAGTAGTCGAGCGCGGGCAGGGGCCGCTTCGGCGGTCCCTGCCGCCTCTTCCATCACATAGGCCGTCCGCCCGGACGGCCTTTCCTGTGCCCAAAAGGAGTTGCGAATCATGGCTCTCACCGAGTACGCAGCCAAGAAGCTGCTCGACGGCACGCAAGGATGCCCGGCGCTGTGGGTCGTCCCGATCACCGGCGCGTCGGACCCCGGCACCACCAACCTCAAGGCGGCAACCACGACCGTCACCGGCGGCACCGTCGGCTACACGTCGTGCGTCCCGATCGCGGACGCGACCTTCAACGGCAACACCGCGACGCGTGACGCCGCGATGACGCTGGACGGCTCACTCAACGAGCAGCTCGTCAACGCCGCCGACATCGTGTGGGCCGCATGGGCCGCGGGCGGCATCGTCCACCGCGTCGCGTGGGTCGACTCCGTGACGCTCGGCAGCGGCAACATCTGGTTCTTCAACGACGCCGACCTGAACGTCACCGTCGGCGCAGGCAACCAGCCCAAGATCGCCGCCGGCCAGGCCACCACGAAGCTCGGCTAGGGAGTCCCGACGTGCGCAAGGCCATCGCCTACAGCGGAGGTGTCGACTCGACCGCCGTCGCGACCGCGCTCCTGCGCGATCACCCGGAGGTCGAGTGGACGCTCGTCTACGTCGACCAAGGCCAGACGTCGTCCGCCGCTCAGAAGGCCGCGATGGCGGAGCTCGTGCGGCGCTTCCCGGCGTTCCAGACGTACACCATCACGATCGACATGGGGTTCAACCCCACCGTCGTGTCGTGCAACGGCACGGTGCTCCAGAACGCCCCGGTCTTGCCGACCATGTGGGCAGTCGTCCAGTCGGTCGCCAATCACCTTGGCGCTGACGAGGTCTACACCGGCTACGACCGCTGGACCGACGCGAAACAGGACGCCTACGAGTTCCTGTCGCAGGGCATCGCCGCAGACCTGCCGCCGCTCAACATGTTCGGCCCCACCCCGCGTGGCATCCAAGGGACGCTGGACGAGTGCGGGCTGACGTGGGCCGACGTGTCCTTCACCGTGTCGTGCTCCGGCGATCCGTCCGATCCGCTGAACCCCGCCAAGGTTCCCTGCGGCGTCTGCCCCAAGTGCATCGAGAGGAAGGCGTTCCAGTGACGCGAGATCAGAAGGTGCTTGTCTTCCTCGCGATGCTCGTGGCGGGTCTGTACTCGCTGACAGCCATCGTCGGGCTCAAGACCGTCGCTATCGGCCCGGTTATCTTCGCCGCCGGCGGCCTGTTCGTCGCGGTCATCAAACCGGTGGTCGACGTCGTGAACGAGCTCTACGGCAGGCGAACGGCCGCGTTCGTCGTCTGGGGCATGGCGTCCGTCAGAACATGCGTCTACGCCGGCATGTTCGCGATCGCGCTGCTGCCGACGTTCAAGCAGCCTCCGGGCTTTCGCGCAGTGCTCATGGGCGGCGTGCTGCTGTTCCTTGCGAGCGTCAGCGCGGAGCTGTTCGCATCTCTCGCGATCAACCTGCCGGTCTTCACATGGCTGAAGGCGCACACGCGGCTTGGGTTCGTGCTGCGTTCCTACATCTCCAAGGTGTCGCTGCTCATCCAGGCGGCCATCTTCGCGACGCTGTACGTGCTGCTGAACCCGCATGTGCCGTGGGGCCCGTTCTTCTTGGGGCAGTTCGTCGTCGTCGCCGTGATCTCGCTGGTCCTCGCGCCCGTAGCCGCGCTCGTGGTGCGCACCGTCAAGAGGTAGGCACATGGACAGGGAGGCCGTCAGCGCGCTCACGGAGGATGCGTCGCTGCGGACCTCCAACCAGCGGCACTACCGGCGTCCCGACGGCCTCATGCAGGCTATCGTCGGCCACCACCTGAACTACCGATCCGGCGGCAAGTGGAAGCGGCGCGAGGACCACGCGCTTGCGATGTCGCGCACGGCGAAGTCTCTCATCGAGGTCCGCAACGACTCCGATGAGCTGCCGGTGCGCATCGTCGGCAACCGCGTCCATGTCGGCGATGAGTGGTTCGAGGTCGAAGGCCTGTACCTCGACGATGCGCTGCTCGAGTCACCGGGTAAGGTGACGCCCACGATCGACGGCGAGACCGTCACGTTCGCGGGAGTCTTCCCGGACATCGACATCGACTACCTTGTCACTCCGCATCGGGTCAAGGAGACCATCCACATCCGGCGCAACCCGATGGTGGGTCGCTTCGTCAGTGGCGAACGTCTCTCCGTGCGGTTCCACGCATCGCGCCGTCAGGCATTCGAGGCGGTGAGCGCGAGAGACCGCATCCGGCCCGTCCCCGTCGTCGAGTCGTGGAAAGGCACCTACTACACGATCGGCGTCTCCACGACCGACCTGCGTAGTGTGAGCTACCCGCTCGCGATCGACCCGACCATCGTCAACGGAGTCTCGCACAACGTCTGCGCCGATGGGGCATCGCTCGTTGGCACGACGGACCCCTACTACCGCGTCGGCGACACGTACAGCGACGACGGCAAGGGCGACATCTCCAACAGCTTCGACCGTACGCTCTTCCGATTCTCGCTCGCGGGCATCAGCGGCATCACCAACGCGCTGTGCTATCTGTACCAGGAGTGGTCCTCAGCTGGGTCCGCCGTCTATCTCCACCGCGCCACGACTCCGACCGACCCGGCGACGGCCACCGCCGCGCAGGTGTGGTCCAACGCGCTGGGAACGTCCATCACGTCATGGAGCAGCGCATCAGGTCTCGCGGCGTGGGCGAGCGCGCAGGACGTCACGACCTACGCGCAGGCGTGCGCCGGGTCCGCCATCGACTTCGGGCTGACTGGCGATGAGACCGGCGGTTACGGCTCGGACGTGGGATTCGCCGCCGAGAACTTCGGCACGACGACGCTGCGGCCGTACCTGTCGGTCACGTACGGAGCAGCGACGACGCCGATTACGGGCGTGGCGAGCATCGAGACTGGCGCCGCGTCGGCCACGGTGCGGCAAGTGCTCGCCATCACTGCGGGCGCGGGCGACGGGTATGTGGCGTGCGGCTCCGCTACGACATGGGCGAACGCCGTTGCGGGTACCGGCACGCTCTCCTCCTTGGCGACAGGGCCGACCACCCGAGCAAGTGCCGCGCTCAACACCACCTACACCAACAACCGCTCGTTCTTCCCGTTCCCGCTTACTGGAGTATCGGGAGCCGTCACCGCTGCTACGCTGGTCGTTGTTCAGGCCGTCGCGTCGAGCGAAACGTGCCTCCTGCATCTCTACGCGGGCAATGAGGCGTCACCGTCCACGCTTGCGACGACGGACTACGGGCTATACGGCACGACGGAACTGGCGCCGTCGGTCGTCACTCCCGGAGCACTCGGCGGCATCGCGCTGTTCACGCTCAACGCCGCCGGACTTGCGTATCTGAACAGCGTCGGAACCGGCACCGCGCAGTTCTGCATCCGCAATGACCACGACGTGACCGGCACCGCCCCTACTGCGAACTTCAACAACTACCTTGGCACCTCCGAGAACACCACCGTCGCCTATCGCCCGGTGCTCACGGTGGCATTCGGCGGCCCGTCCGCCGTATCGCTCGGAACCGTGTCCGCGGCCGAATCGGCATCCGTCACGGCGGCCGTCCGCACGCTCGTCCCGATGATCGTCGCATCCGGCGCATCAGGGGCCGTCGCGGCCGCAGTCGCCGTGCTGGTGCGCTTTGCAGCCGCGTCCATCGCCGCTGCACCTGCCGCGGCCTCCATGCACACGCTCGCTCCGTTCGCCGCAGCCTCGCAAGCGACCAGCACCGAGGCCGTGACTGTCAACAGCCTCGTCAAGCTCGGCAGCGAGGTGTCGGCGGCGGTGGGCGGCGCAACCGTCGCGTTGCAGCAGCTCGTGCCGATGGTGGCAGCGAGCTCCGGGCAGGCAGCGGCCAACGCCGTAGTCAACAGCCTCGTCAGCGTCATTGCGTCGGCGAAGGGCGTATCGACCTCGACCGCAGCTCTAGGGTTGCTGGTGACGCTCGCAGCCACATCGCAGGGGACGGCAGGCGTCACAGCCATCGCCAACGCGCTGGCGCCGTTCGTTGCAAGCGCGCAGGGGACGTCGGTCGAGACTGCCACCGTCATCCTCGCAAGCGCGCTCATCACCGCATCCTCGACCAGCGCCGGGCCCGCATCAGCCGCTGTGAACGTGCTCGTGCCGATGGTGGCCGCGTCGCTGGGGCACGCCACCGATCAGGTCAGCGTCAACGACCTCGTGCTCATGGCGGCACAGGCTGTCGGGCTGGACACCACCGGCGCCACCGTAGACGTACTTGTGCCGCTCGTGGCCGTCTCCGGTGCCGTAGGGGCCGCTGCGGCCGCGCTCTACACGTTGCAGACGATGAGCGCGGCTTCCATCGCCGCGGGTGCCGCAGGGGCGCTCGTGAACGCGCTCGTGCCGTTCGTGGCGAGCGCACAGGGAGTGTCGGAGGCGGATGCAAGCGCCCGGCTGCTCGTGCTGCTGCAGGCGTGCGCAGACGTGCGCGCGGAGGTCGATGCGACCGTCACCACGTCGCACTTCGTCGACATCGGCGTCGTGCTCGCCGCGGCGTTCGGATCTGCCGAGTCCGCGATCGGGCAGTTCCAGCTCCTGTCGCCGGTATCGGTGGCAGACGCGACCACCGCCGCCATCGTGAGCACGCTCGGCCGGCCGCGCTACGGCGTGCACACGTCCCGGCCGCGTATCGCCTCATCGACGCACACATCGACGCCACGCATCGACAGCTCGCGCCACACGTCCACCCCGCGCCTCCGGAGGATGCCATGAACCTGTACCGAGCGGGCGCCATCACCGACGACGTGTACGCGGCCTGCGACGCGAACGGCAACGTGATCCCCGTCGCAGACTTCGCGCTGTCCGCGCCGGATGCGCTGGGCGTCGTGCTGGGCGACTTCGAGGCTGGAGTCGGATTCCACTTCACCGTGGAACCGGACGTGTCACTGGCCGGCGCGACGGGCGAGATAGTCGCCTCCGGTACCGGCTGGCGCGACGTGATCGCCTATCGAGTCGTTGATGTGCTGGCTGAGACGCTGTGTACGTGCGAACAGGTCAAGTCTCGGGGTGGCATCAAGACTGACGGTGCAGACGCGCAGATACAGGACCTGATCGACGTGGTGCTCCCGACGGTGAACGAACGATATGGCTGCGAGTTCATGCCGCAGGTGGCCGAGACGCGTACGTTCGAGTTCTCAGGCAGTCTGTGCGAACTCACCGGGTGCGACCTCGCGTCCGCTACGTCCGTTGTGCTGGATCCGAACGGCACGCCGCAGACGCTGGTAGTGGGCATCGACTACGTCCTTCGCACAAGACGGCTCACCGGGACTGCCGTGGCCCTCCAGCTCGCGGAGCCGGTCGATCCGGGCCGGTTCGGGCGGGCAGAGCTCGCTATCACCGGAACGTGGGGGATCTGGGCAACGGTCGATGAAGTGCCGTCGCATATCCAGCAGGCAGCCGTCGAGTGCGTCTTGTCGTGGAAGGACCGCACCGTGGCATCGATCCCGAGCCTGGACGGCGATGCCCCGCGGCAGATGATGCCGACCGCGCCGTCGACGTGGGATATCCCCGCCGGCGCACATCGAAAGTTTCGGCCGTACAGCCGCGAACTCGGCGTCTACTAGAAGGCGGACCCCATGCGCTCATCTGTTCCGTACTTCAAAACGGCGCTGCTTGCACGCCTGAAGGCGGCCCCAGCGTTGCAGGGGCCAGACATTCTGGTGTCGTGGGGCAACCCGTATCCCGACGATGCCCCCGGACAACTCGTCGCGGTGGGCAGCGCACACGATCGGTCCCGCGAGTTCGTCGCTGGCATGTCACAGGCTCGAGAGACGTATGCGGTCGACGTCTTGGTCAGCGTAGTCGATGCGCCGGAGAATCCGATAGCAGATCGCGAGGTGCGTGCGTACGAACTCGCCGACGCGGTCGATGAATCAGTGCGGGCGTGGAATCTTATGGGCGGCCCGCTAGTGTCGGGCGATTGGGGACAAGTCAGCGCGGCGGTGCCCGGTGAGTCCAGCGACGGGGATGCGCTCATCACCGGGAGCGAGCGCGAGTCGCTGATAAAGCTGACCCTCAACGTGACCGCGAGAGTGTAGCCATGGCGAGCGTCAACGCCTCGTCTGGCATGGAGAGCTTCATCATCTCCGTGGACAAGGCCAGCGATGCGCGAGTCAAGGCTGCGATCAAAGCCGCGAGCAAAGAGGCGCGCACGTCCGTCAACCGGCGGCTGAAAGAGGTCGGCGAAATCGTCGCGGTCGAGATCCGCAACCGGAGTCCACGCGGGGCGACTGGACTGCTCGAACAGAGCACCAAATCGACGCCGCGTCCAGACAGCCTGTCCGTGCGGGTCTTCAACAGCGCGACTCACTCCAGCCCGCGCTATCCGAACTACCGCTACCCCAAGCGGCTCGAGTTCGACCCATTGTTCGGCGGACAGTACGCGTTCTTCTATCCCGGCTACGAGGCCAAGAAGGCCGAAGCGATCGAGAAGCTGAGCGGCGTCCTGGACGACATCGCCAACGAGTTCGGACAAGGAGGCACGTGATGGCCAAGGCACGACATAGCGCGCCCGAGAAGGCCCCGGACTCCGGGGCCTTCGCCGTTGCCGAGTTGGACCCGGCAACCCAAGCGTTGCTGGAGCAAGCCGGCGAGCTCGTCATCGACGGCCGCCTGTACGTATACGAACCGCCGGAAGTGGGCGCCGAGGCGTCCGATGATCCAAAGGAGAGTGGGATCGATGGGTGACTACCTCGGCGCGAAGCATTGGGTAGGGTTCAAGCCGGAGGTAGTTCCGGGGACTGCGGAATCCACTGTCACGACCTTCCTCGTGTCCGAAGGTCTCGACATGAACGCAAATCCGAAGGCGATCGAGCGCAAGTCCAGCATCGGGACCGGTGCGGCGCTCCCGTCGCGGCCAGGTT